ACATTGCTTTAAAGGCAGAATCTAGATAAAGTATTAATTTATGTTTGTTGTTAACATTCACTTCTATGTTCCCCTTTCAGGGTGTACATGATCTAGATTCCTTCGTTGTGACGTTAGCGTTGCTAACTGTGCTAAGAAGTGGGGTCAGGCTTCATAGACTTTATCTGAGTTCTGCAAAGTTAATGTGTTAATTTAACTTATAAGTATATTATAGCATACTTTGTCTCAGATGTCAAGCTTTTTCTTCACTTTGTTACAATTATTTCATTTTTCTTTACTTTTATGTGACGTAGATCACATTTCATTGACATCTTTGGTACGTCTAAGCCTCCCTTTCCTGTCTTTGACAGAACTTCGTAGTCTCTACTTAGTTATAAATCATAACTACTTATAGATCAATAACTTACATTGTCCTCTACTGCCTCTTTTTTAAGCACTAATCTGTCCCCAATTAATCCTATTTTACCCTTTTTATGTGCGTCAGCAGTGATCTTGATCACGTTAGGCTCCTCTATGCTCTTTTTTGTGAACGTTAGAGGCTCCCACAACAATTATACACTACAACTTACCCCTCCCCCCATGACTTTGTAGTAGCTTTGTGACTGTTGAGTCACTTTATGAACACATTGTCGTCAAAGTGACTCTAAAGTTACAATCTATACTGTACAGTCTGTACTGTTACTGCACCGTTATGGTGCATACTGGTTAGTCACTTTGCAGACTGGCTGTTTATGTTGCAGTGCAGCATGAGTGAGGGGCGTTGCAGGACCCTACAACGTACACTTGACAGTCACAACGTACACTTGACAGTCACACTGCAACTACTCAGTCACACTCCAGCCACTTAGGTCACAGTCTACGAAGTTATCCACAAGTTGTTCAAGCACTACAAAGTTATCCACAGCACAGCAACTATCGTGCCAGAGTTATCCACAAGATGTTAGTCTTATATAAGAGTTGAAACTGTGGACAAGTAGCACTACTGGTGTGGACAAGAGTTGCCAAGGGGTAGGGTAGGGCAAAGGTCGATCGTGGTTTGTAGGGCGTTTAAACGCTTCCAACGCTTCGCTGGCACAAAGATGTAACAAAGTGTAACAAACAGGCTGAAAGTGGTTGACATTGGGTTTTGTTGTGTTAGACTAGAGTCTGCTTCGGCAACAAGGTAAACAACCAAGGACACCAACCATGAAGACAACACGCAACACAGACACAGGCTATACAGTCACAGGCCACACCAAGGCAGGCGATCTGGTACAGTACACAGTCACCAACCACGGCAGCGGCTGGACGGTGTATCTGGTGTACGGTCAAGGCGCTCAGTTGACCAACCTGTACCCTACCAAGAAGTCTGCCGTTCAAGCGATCACCAACCAAGCCTAATCAACGAAGGAACCATCACCATGAAATTCACACAAGCATTCGACATCTGGGCAGTCCCTCAATCGTTGCTCAAACACGTACAGCCGGGCCAATGGGTCTATGCTGGCAACAAGGGTGACAAGGGCAGGTTCCTTGGTGTCAAGGCCTCAGGCACTGTGGTAGTGGCTTGGCAGGGCAACACTCGCTCACAGTCTGACAAGGCTGGTTATATCAAAACTCTCCGTTCATATGCAAAGGCTTAACATCATGCGAAACAAAATCGAAGACATTATCGTAACTATCCTATGCCTTGCAGTATTTGCAGGTTGGGGTGTCTTGCTTGCTTTGGGGGTCTAATATCATGTTCACTTCTAACCGCATCTCTGACCAGTTCAGCGACACTTACATCCAAGCAAGAGAGGCACGCTCATTGGCTGTCTCGCTTGAGACTAACCCAAACGATGCGGAGGCTTCTAAGCAGTGGCATCTGATCGCTGACCGACTTTTCGAGGCTGTCGAACTGTTCGATAAGATGGCCACACGCTCTAATGGTCGATGACCCTGCACCGTGTAGGGCTTTAACGTTATGTTAGAGTCCTATGCAGTGTAGCGTCAAACCAGTACACACACTCAGCGCCTGACTGTATCAGGTCTTCCTTGGAGTCTTATCATGAAACAATCCATCAATTTCAGTCAGTTTGTCGATGCTTTCCACGCCCATGATCGCTATGATGCCTTTGGTTATCAGGCTTTGCGTGTGATCTTTGATTATCTGGAACAGTACGAACAAGACTGTAACGAAGAGCTAGAGCTTGATGTTATCGCCATCTGCTGCGACTATTCGACCGATCACTACAAAGATATTGCAGATAACTACAAAATTGACTTGTCAGATGCTGAGGGTGATGAAGAAGCTGAAAAGGAGATTGTCTTAGATTACCTGTACATTAACACTATGGTGTTGGGTGAGACTGATTGCGAAATTGTCTATCAGTGCTTCTAAGAGGTCTAATATGCCAAGATACGAAGTTCAATTTAAATCCACAGGTATAGTGGCTTTCAGCGCAACTGAACGTGCCATATGTCAGCATTGGTACGAATGCAACAACTATGGGCCTGAGATGGTCTATTGTGATCCTGCTACAGGTGAGCTTGTCCCTGATAAGTGGGTTAAAGGTGAATGTCTTGAATTGTTTAAGGTGGTACGATGCAAAACCTCTTAACTACGTGGCCTTTCCCGCCATTTCCGAACCCTTTGGACACTGGCCATAAGCGTCCTAAATTCAACCCTGCTAACCATGAGGAATCACCGCTATGAACGATGTCATATCAACGTCATACCTTTACTGCTATACCCTTGACAACTTTAAATTTGAGGGAGATGGACTAGTTGAGCACTATGATCCTCATTGTAAACCTAGTGTAACCATTGAAAGTGTATACATCAACGGTACAAAGTTTCCTTACGGGTTTGTATCTGATTGGATCATTGACAAGCTAGAACAGCACGTATTGACATTGTGGCAACTAGATCAAAGGACTAAATAACATGAAACCCTCACACTTGACAACACCACGAACACTTGATGAGTGCTACTTTGACCCTAGAGGTCAGGCCATTGAAGTGATGCCTAAACAGCCTCGAAGCCTATGGTCTATCATCATTGGACTATTCCTCACACGCTGAAGTGCCTTTAGAAGGCCTTTAAACAGGCCTACAATGGACTTTTAACCACTGACTAATGGCAATGTAGCCTGAACACCTATTAGGAGCTTTAAATGAGTAGATGTAATTGCTGTGACAAGAGACTATCCGACTATGAACTGACCCTACGCCATGCCATGACCAATGAATTCATGGACACATGTATGGACTGTCTGAGCGAGATAGCAGAATCCGTACCTTTGATGGTCAAAGGCAGGAAAGACCTTCTTGTTAGTGTGGACAATGAAATAGAGCTTGACAAAGATGAAGAAGTGTGATACCCTATACACTATAGAGTGACTAGGACATTACATAGACATTACGTTAAAGTAACATATTATAAGTTATCTTATATATATCTTTACTTTAATGTAACTTTAATGAAATGTTAACGTATAGTAGGTAAATGTTGATAATTGTTTACAATTTGTAATAACTTACGACAAAAGGTAATTTTATGCATGATATGCTAATGGACACAGATAACGATTACGAGACACATATGGATGATGTCTTACAATTTGAATGTTGGTATCATTCAGTTATTGATGATGTCGCTAACCTTATACGCGCCAATGGCTACGATAAAGTCATGCTTGACGTACAGGAAGCACTAAAGCGCATAGAGGAAAGCAAAGGATGATTGTCTTACTTTGTTTGATTGTCTTAACTCTTTTAAAGGTTGTGTTAACATGAGTACTAGAAGCTTTAAAACTAGGATTGGTCATGGTCGTGCCGATGTAGTCATAGAGTACAGTGCAGAGCGAGACTATGACGAACGAGGTGACTTCTGGGATGTTGATTGGGATAACGTCAAAGTGTTCCTGTTCGACATTAATATTGCTGATGCCTTGGGTGATTCAGAGTGGGAAGAAGTACAGGAAGAGATTAATGAGGACTTACCATGACCTCTAAATTCCTCAAGCATATCGCTTGTGAGCACTGTGGTAGCACCGATGCCAACTCGCTCTATGACGATGGGCATACACACTGCTTTGCCTGTAACACTACAGAGCACGAGCATGAGTATGAAGACAGACAAATAACACGTTACAACATGGCACGAAAGATCGTGACACAAATGGAAATTAAAGGACAATGTAAATCAATCCCTGACCGTGGAATCAGTCAGGCAACCTGTGAGAAGTATGGAGTAACAACTGATGGAGACAGCCAATATTATCCTTACACTAACGGAGATGGAGTTAGAACGGCTGTTAAACAACGCACTGTTTCTACAAAAAAATTCTCCATCTCAGGAGACTTCTCAGGAGCAACGCTATTCGGTCAGTCTCTCTTTCACTCCGGAGGAAAAGCTATCACTATTACAGAGGGAGAACTTGATGCTCTCGCTGCTTTTCAGATGCAGGGAAGCCTATACCCTACAGTGAGTATCAGGAACGGTGCTCAGGCTGCTCTAAAGGACTGTAAAGCACAGTATGAGTGGATCAACAGCTTCGATTCTGTGGTTATCTGCTTTGATGGCGATGAACCGGGTAAGAAGGCTGCTAAGGAAGTAGCTGAACTATTCGGTAACAAAGCCAAGATCATGCAGTACAAGGATGGTTACAAGGATGCTTGTGAGTACCTGATTGCAGGGGCTGCTAAGGACTTTGTAAATGCTTGGTGGAAGGCTGCACCTTATGTGCCTGATGGTATCGTTAACGCCGCTGATCTCTGGGAGGAAGTTTCTAAGCCTGAGCCTATGCCTGAAGCTAAATATCCGTGGAAGGGGTTAAATAAGCTGTTGTGTGGCTTATGGCCTGCTACGTTGATTACAGTAACTGCGGGTTCAGGGTTAGGCAAGAGCCAGTTTTTGAGGGAAATCTTGTACTTTATTCTTAAAACTACATCGTGGAACATAGGTGGGTTGTTTTTGGAAGAGTCAACAAAAAAGACAGCACGGAGCATTATGAGTCTTCATGCTAACAAACTGCTACACTTGCCTGATACACCAACAACTGAACAGGAATTGAAGGAGGCTTTTGATGCTACTCTTGGAAGTAATCGGATATATCTTTTTGATCATTTCGGTAGTAGTGATGTTGACAACATTAGTAACCGTATTCGATACATGGCTAAAGCTTGCGATTGTCGTGTCGTGTTTCTTGACCACATATCTATCGTTGTTTCTGGTCAAGACCTTGGCGATGAGCGTAAAGCTATTGACAATATGATGACAAAGCTACGGACATTGGTACAGGAGCTTAACATCACTCTGATCTGTGTGAGTCACTTGAAGCGCCCACAAGGTAATCAAGGTCACGAGGATGGAGGTAGTGTATCTTTGTCACAGTTACGAGGCTCAGGTGCTATTGCACAACTGAGCGATGCAGTGATTACTTTGGAGCGTAACAGCATGGCAGAGAACGAAGATGAACGTCACTTGACTAAGATTGCAGTGGCTAAGAACAGGTACAATGGCGAGACAGGGCCAGCTTGTAAGCTGCAGTATAATAGCTACACTGGACGTATGAATGAGGTTGAGGAGGAAACGTTATGAGTCAGAGCGAAGCTGGTAAGGGTGATGCACCTCGTAAGCAGCAAGATCAGAAGGCTTACAATGAGGGGTGGGACAGGATATTCAGACAGAAGCCTACAGAGAAGGCTCTTGAAGAGGAACCTTTAAAGGAAGATGAAAATGATTAGTGTAGAGCAGTTGAT